GTCCGTAAATATAACCTCTACTATCGCGAGAGAAACGCCATGACTACTGACTTAACCGAATACGTATCTATCCTACAAGAGTTAGCTAAAACACTGTCTCCAGACGTGAGATCACGAACTGATACTCGTGCTTTAAAGACCAATGTAGAGAAGATCCAAACCGCGTGTCAACACGTCTTTACCGAGATCAAAGCGATTAACAGAACACTACCACAGTAATTACTAATGGCAATAACGATTCCATCTTTCCCTGAGGATCGCGGACCAATCAAAGTTGATCCGTTAACCGGAAGCACCATTACCAAACCTTCAGCATACTGCCGTGATTTGAAGGGGTGCGGTGACGCCACTTATACAGTGGGACAAATTTCTATGTCCGTTAATCAGTGTACGGATTGTGTGCGTGACTTCAAAGGCTCTGCATCTATCAACTACATTGTAGGTGAAAATGAGAAGTTTGACGAAGCTAAGAAACTCATCGATTATCTAATGGATGAATTGAAAGCTGCACATAGAGAATGTAAGGCCAACAATAGCCCACAGGGTTTTCCTTTCTAGGGACATTCTCCCATAGTGTAAAATTGGTTGATTACAACCGGCGGAAACAATGATATCGATGATATCTCCCCGGGAGCATTAGGAGGGGTATCCCCTTCTAACCCTGGGGTTCTCACTATCGTACTTTGAGGGATTTGTGGATATATCATCATCCATAGGAACTGTTGATACCAACATATTGGACGTCGTGACTTTCTGCCACAAATCTCATCAGGGTTTCTGAACCACCATACGCTACCAGAACATATTGGCCCCTCAGGGATAATAATGTTACCGTATCCAACGCCACCAGTTATGTATCCGGTTACTCTATCTTGAGTACCAATCTCCCACGAGGGTCTTGGTGCGTAACATGAGTCACTAATACGCGTTAGATTCCAGTTGTCACGTACATAGATACTAAAATCACACGGACGACCAACGTGCCATGGTGTCACTATGTCGGGCAACGTGCATTCACCATCAACCACTATCCATCCAGGAGGACATGTATCGGTACCACCACCATCATCAGCACAACAAGGGGTATCATTTATTGACGTATATCCATCTGGACATATGCATATACCCTCACTTCTGACTTTTATACCAGGGCATGGCAGCGCGGTGCTTATCCATGGGATACCCATACCCGTCCTGTTCATTACGAGTTGATCGACTTCTTCAATGATTGTAAAGTCATTGTCGGACTCCCAGCACGTACGCCCATTTGTTCCTATGAACTTTCCAGATGCATTCCATCTAGATGTATATGACTCTATTTCGAGCAACTTCCATGCGTTATTAGATTTTAACTCATGTTTAAGAAAATACTCTACGGATGCGTCCACACAATCACCATCACCCTTAACATCCCAGCTATCTATGATCCACCGTTCAACTGGTGTTAGCGTCGGCCCTTCGACCATAGAGATAGTAGTCCTTGTGTAGGTAGTGCCATTACACGGGAAATCCCCGGGAATGGTAAAGACACCTATGACGAGCTGGTTGTTTGGGCGCCTTATAGCGCAAAGATCATGCATATAATGCCTCCGCTGGTAATCTCAATAGTATGGACTCGATGAGTCCTTCGGATAGACCACTGTTATTAATGGAGTCAAGAACATCAATTTTATGCTCATCACCACATTCTCCACTAGGGAGACTCATTTTAGAGATCGAGGTAGCGGCCTTCCTCCTCAACTCCTCCTCGGTAACTATCGTCCTGGGGACAATAATACCATCAATGAGCCGTCCATAATCAATAGATTCCAAACCCCGTATAAGAATCTTACACACGGTATGATCGAGGAATGCCGGTACGGAGACATCCGTGATATGGCTGAGGTGGCTCTGTACGAAGTGGAGGACTCCTTCGCTAGAGATACATACGAGCGGGTTCAGATTGTGGAACCACACCCCCTGATACCGGCATATGAACTCACTAATATTAGGG